ACAGGACTATTCTACATTTCATATTTTTAAACTGGACACAACAGAGATAGTTGCAGAGTATCAAGGCAAGCCAACTCCTGATGTTTTTGCAGACATGCTTTTTCAAGCTGGAAAAGAGTTTGGAGATTGTATGGTTGTAGTAGAGAACAACTCTGTAGGCTGGGGTGTGCTTACGAAACTTCAAGAACAGGCCTATCCCAACTTATATTACTCAAAAAAATCAACTCACGAACATGTAGAGTCGCATAGAGCCGATAGCACTGGAGTAATTCCAGGGTTTACGACCTCTACAAAGACAAGACCTCTCGCGATCGCAAAATTTGAAGAGCTAATCAGAAACAAACTAATTAATATAAAGTCAAAAAGACTTTTTAATGAAATGAAAACATTTGTTTGGGAAGGTGGGAAGCCAAAAGCTATGAGGAAACACAACGACGACCTCATCATGGCTTGCGCGATAGGGTGCTGGGTAAAAGAGACTGTTTTCAGCGTAAACCAGCGAGAAGTAGAATACAAAAAAGCTTTTATAAATTCCATATCTTCCACCACATCAGAGCTTAACACTTCTATACCAGGCATGTTAGCATATAGAGAAAAACAAAAGAAAAGCAACAAACAAAACTATAAAGATTTTGTTTGGCTAATCAAGGGATAAACGATGGCTCCTCCAGTAAATAAAAAAAATGTAAAGAATCCGGATAGCAATTTATTTAAACAGCTAACAAAGCTTCTATCTGGACCTCTCGTCAAATACAGACGACAAGACTCTCGACAGCTTAAAAAACGAAGACTAGATAAGTATAAATCTAGGTTTAGATCAGCTAGTGGGCAAGAGTTCAAGATGTCCGCATATGAAGATGTCTACAGCTCACTTAGATCGGATTATTATCAAAACCAAAATCGCATGGACCGATATGCAGATTTTGATCAAATGGAGTATACGCCGGAAATTGCCTCTGCTCTCGACATATACGCTGACGAAATGACGACTTTCTCGGTTTATCGACCAATGATAGATATCTTCTGCAGCAATTTAGAAATTAAGTCAGTCATTGAAACACTTTTGTATAATGTTTTAAACATCGAGTTTAATTTATACGGATGGTGTCGCTCGATGTGTAAGTATGGCGACTTCTTTTTGTATCTTGACATTGAGCAGGATGATGGCATTAAAAACACCATTGGCCTACCATCAAACGAGATAGAAAGACTAGAAGGCGAGGACAAAAATAATCCAAACTATGTCCAATATCAGTGGAACACGGCTGGTCTAACACTGGAGAACTGGCAAGTTGGCCACTTTAGGGTTTTGGGAAATGACAAGTTTGCTCCGTACGGCACATCTGTGCTAGAGCCGGCCCGAAGAATTTGGAGACAGCTTACTTTACTAGAAGACGCAGTTATGGCATATCGAATTGTTCGATCACCTGACAGAAGAGTGTTTTATATTGATGTCGGCGGAATTCCTCCGGAAGATGTTGAGCAATATATGCAAAAAGTCATGACTCAAATGAAAAGAAACCAAATCATTGATTCTGACACTGGCCAGGTCGATTTAAGATACAATCCATTCAGCGTTGAAGAAGACTACTATATTCCAGTTAGGGGAGATTCTAGCGGAACAAAAATTGATACTGTCAAGTCTGGACAATACACAGGCGATATTGACGATGTAAAATATCTACGAGACAAGCTGTTCAGCGCCTTAAAGATACCAATGTCGTACCTTGCTCGTGGTGACGGCCAGGTAGACGATAAAGCTACTTTGGCTCAAAAAGACATTAGATTTGCGCGAACTGTGCAAAGATTGCAGCGTTCGATTATTTCTGAGCTAGAAAAGATTTGTATTATTCATCTGTTTACTTTAGGGTACAGAGGAAACGACCTTCTGTCTTTCAAGCTAGCTCTTAATAACCCTTCCAAACTAGCCGAGCTACAAGAGCTTGAGCACTGGAAGGCACGCTTCGAAGCCGCAGACGGCGCTTCTGCAGGATATTTCAGCAGAAGATGGGTTGCCAAGAACATCTTGAATATCTCTGAAGAGGAGTTCCAGAGAATGCAGGCTGAAATGTTCTATGATAAGAAGCACGACTTCTTCTTAGAGCAAGTTGGCGAAACGGCTGCAGCAGAGGGTGGAGGTCTAGGCGGCGCTCTTGGTGTCGGCGGTCCGGGCGATGAAGCACCTGAAGCACCAGCCCCTGAAGCTCCGGAGCCTCCCGCGCCAGACGAAGGCGCCGACCCCGGCCCTCTATTAGCAACCCCCGGAGGAGCACCTGGCGCACCTCCAACACCACCAGCAGGTGATGCACCGCCCCCAGCCAATCGAGACGAATACGGTCGCTCTTATTCAGAGAACAAAGGCAAAAGATATTATCATGCCAATCGCGATGACCGAGCTTCTGGAGGCAGAAGAAGAGCTAACGCTGCACAGTGGGGCAGCCAAAATACCGGTAAGAGCAAAAGATCTTATTTGCAGGGACAAAGTGACTTGACAAGCATGACAAAATTAAATTATCGTTTATCAGAGGCTAGCCGGTCTAATTACTTTGAAGAGCAAGAGAGAGAAATATTTCAAGAAAACAGTGAGATAAAGAAGCTGATTAGTGATCTTGAAAATTTGGAGAAAAAGTAACATGAAACTAAAGCACAACAAGAAAAGAAATACAGCGTTTATATATGAAGTTTTGATAAACGAGATGTCAAAGGCCACAATGCACGGCTTGCACGAAAAAAAGGCTGCGGCTCTAGATATACTGAAGAGGCACTTTTGCAAAAACTCAGTGCTAAGAGAAGAGCTTGAGATATACCGCTCCTTTGAAGACTTGGGGGGCTTAGATCAGCAGACTCTAGAAAAAATAATTTTAGAAGCCCGCGGTCACGCCATTTCTTTAAACAAAGACGAAATTTACAACGAACAGACCAAGGCTATCAACTCAATCAACAAGCAGCTTGGTGCTGATAGTTGGGACGGTTTTGTAAAAAATTATAAAAAGCTGGCAACGATTAATCAGGCCGTGTTTGCAAAGTCAAATCCTAAAAAACAAGTTTTTGTAGAGCAAAAATTAGTCAAGCTACTTGGGGAACAAGACAAAAAGTCTGAACCGTTTCCAACTATTAACAAGCTAGCCTTAAAAACATTTTTAGATAAGTTCAATCAGCAGTATTCTGATACTTTAAACGAAAGCCAAAAAACTCTCTTGAGCAAGTACGTGACATCGTATAAAGACAGCGGATTGGAACTAAAAATGTATTTGTACGAAGAGATAGGGCGGCTTAGAAACAGCCTTGAAGAGCGCATGACAGCTGGTACCGCATCTCCAAAATTAGAATTAGTTTTGGAAAAAATCAATGGCTACCAAAATAGAAATGTTGACAAAAAGCTTGTTACAGAAGTAATTAAGATACAGTCCTTGGTGGGTGAATTACAAAATGGCGATTAAGATTAAAATAGTGCAGGATGGCGTCGAGATTGAAAAGATCCTTCTCAACGCAAGAAAGACGATTGACGGTAACATTATAGTTTCTGATCACCCGGATATGCAGATATTGATAATCCCTTCAAAAAGTAAAATTGTAGCCATGCCGAAAGAACAGATAGACGATGAATTGTATGACACACAAAAAAGATTGTTTGATTATCTATTAAAGAAAGGTGTTGTAAACTACGACACAATACAAGCCGGAAATCTTTTTATGACAAAAGAGGCGATGATTCCAGATCCTGTCAACGATGGTGATAAAATACAATATTGCCTGTATGCAATATCCAATTTTATTGAACAAGAGATTCCTTTCTATGAAAATATGAAAGAATATGAAAAAGAAGTCGAAAAGCAGCTTTTGGAGCCAGAAATTGATGAGTACACAGAATTCGACCCAGCACGCCATGGCGCTGTTAAGGGCACCTTGCCTCCAAGAATGGTTAAATACGGCATTCACAGCATATACAGACTATAGGTGATATGTGGGCTTATTATATTTTATCTTATGTGCCTATGGAATGACTTATATCTTAGTATATGGCTCTATATTCAATTCTATCCGACCTAAAAACGGCAAACTTGGCGAGCTGTTTAAGTGCACTCTTTGCACCGGTTTTTGGGTAGGCGTGTTTTTGTGGAGTATCAACTCACAAACGGAACTATTTACATTTAGTTACAATTTAATAAATGGTTTGCTTTTGGGCAGTCTGTCGGCTGGAACTAGTTACTTTATAAGCTCTGTTTTAGACGACTTTGGCTTAAAAATTAAAAAAACTCACGAGGAGGTGATGAAAAATGAGACGCTGTAACATTCCAGAAGTAAGACGTTGTTGCAATGGTAGCAAAAACAAGCGAGGGTGAGCCTCGCTTAAGTTTTGGAGAAAGTATGAAACCAAAAACTAAAAATAGCCCGTCTTCGTATGTTTGGGGAGTAAAAAACCCAAAAAGAGCGGCGAACCAGTATAATGGCTATGGAGTTGTAAGGAAGAAAAATGTCAAAAAACCTTCTTAGAGAGTATTTTGAGCTTTGTCCAGAGGGCCGCTGCCCTGTGGAGCGCTTGACAGAAACTGAAAAAAGAAACATTTCCAACGGAGCTGTTTATTTGGTTGGCATATGTCAAAAAGCAGGCACTAAGAATGGAAATGGACGTGTTTACCGCAAAGAGACGCTGCAAAGAGAGATTGAGAACTATCAAAAAGCAATTGGCGAACGCCGCTCTTTGGGAGAGCTTGATCATCCGGACGATAGTGTGATAAACTTGAAGAATGCATCACATCTGGTTACAAAAATGTGGTGGGACGGAGATAGTGTTATGGGCAAAATAGAAGTTTTAGACACCCCTTCGGGTAAAATTCTTAAAGAATTGGTGAAGTCTGGTGTCAAGCTTGGCATTTCTTCCCGTGGCCTAGGCTCTGTCAAACAAACAAATGGCGAAACAATTGTTGAGGACGATTTTCAGCTTATTTGTTTTGATATGGTATCGGAGCCATCAACACCAAACGCGTTCTTAGCCCCCCAGCGTGGTGCAGGGATCTCTGTTAGCATGCCGGAGACAATTAACAAATATATATCCGAAGGAAAAGATAACAAAATTGATTCTTTAATTGATTCAATACTGAGAG